TGGCTGTATTTTTATCAAATAATCTGTGTACTGCTGGCATATTATACTATGATACTACTAGAGTTTCTAACTGGCTTAATGCCAGTTGTGCTTTCTAAATAAGCATCACTAACTTGTTCGTTTGTATCAGCAACACACATAATAGTATGTGCTTTAAATGAGAAGTCACTGTTAGGTTCAGCAGTCATCATAAAAGGGATCATTTGTAATCCATCTCTGCTAGCCGCTAGAATAACAGGCTTACTAATAGTAAGACCCTCTGCTGTTTGTCCTGTAATTTTACCAACAACTTCGTCGCCGTTGGCTAATTTCATACTGACTGTTTGTCCAATTTTGTTTTCTTTTAACATATATGTATTTATTGAGTTTTTAACCACGTGACTAGATCAGTATAACCTCCAATGGCCTGATCATCGATAAAGATTTGAGGCACGGTGCGTGGTGCTGCCCCCAATCTTGTTGTTAGAGATTCTAACAATGTTTCTCTTGTTTCTGCTGTGATATAGTGTTCTGTGAACTCCCAGCCTTTGCTTTTAAACAAGTTTTTTGCTTGAACACAGTAAGGGCACTGGTCCTTGGTATAAATTTCTACTTTCATTTTAACTTTCTTGATTTGTGTTTTTCTTTGCCATATAATCTGTTAGTCTAGTATATCCGACTACGGGAACGTCGTCTATGAAAACCACTGGCACAGAAATACGATCAGTGTTCAATCTTTTCCCTAATTCATTAATAAGTGCATTTGAAGATTCACTAGTGAAGTCATCAGTGATGGTATATTCTATATAGTCATAGTTATTTTCGCTTAATAATTTTTTAGATTCTTGGCAATATCCACAATTTTCCATTGTATAAATTTCTACTTTCATCATTCGTCCCTAAATAAACTTTCTTCGTATTCTGTTAATGCGGCTTGAAACTCTTCTTCAGTTAATCCGTGCCAGCCAACACATTTGCCATTAGGGCTACGTCCGCAACCGCAGGCACCAAATTCTTCTGTCTCTTCTTTTACTCTTACTTGCATATTATATCCTTATTGAAAGTTTTGTGGTGTATCATAAGTTTGAGCAAAGATATCTTTCTTTACTGCGCCATAGTCATTTGCACCGTGTTTGACAATAAAATCATTGCCAGCTGTATAATTTAAATCACCCCAAGATGTATGGATAACACCATCATGATCAGCCAGTTTAGCAAGTTTAAAAATCTTCTTAGGTGTGCAAACTCCATTGCCCAAGTCATCTTTCATTTGATGGAACTTTTCAGGAGTGATTGGATATTGTTCTCCTTTGGGTCCAGTCATAATATAATGACCTGCTAGATAGTTGACTGGGCCTTCTAAGGTTTGAACTGTGCCCGGCTCTTGAGCAATTTCATAACGCTCTTTGTTAGGCTTTTTAAATGTTTTAAATGATCCTTGATCAAACCATTTATCGTTAATTTGTGATGTTACTTCGTTAATTTTCATTGTGTTTCCCAGGGATATTCTATTGCTGATAAGTCGTATAATTCTTCAAATACAGCTTTGTCTAATACTATATAGTCATCAGGATCTTGTAAAATAATATACTGATTGCCTGACGTATAACTTTTTTCTCCGTACGATGTTTGTAATGTACCGTTTTCGTTTGCAAGTCTAGCTAGACGTAATAATTTTTTAGTTCTACTGTTTCCGTTTCCTAAATCGTCATTGCGTCTAATAAATTTATCGGCAGGAATAGCATATATGCCGTTAATTGGATCATTAATAATATAATCACCGGCATTGAAAGAAACAGAATTAATTGTTCCTGCTTCTTGAGCAATTTCATAAGTTTCTGTTCTTGTATTCTTTTCAAAAGTTAAAAATCCGCCATTTACAAAAAAATTATAATCAATCATATAATCTCCTTAAATATTTGGTAGTGCATCGTAGTCTAAGTTGTCGCTCATTACGCCAATAACATAATTAGTGCTTTCACTTTCTTGTAATGCTGTTTGCTTTTTGCTTGTGTCGCTGTGCTTGTTAAACCAAGGGATCGGAGTGCTCTTAGGCGCAGGACTCTGATATTTAATACCTATTTCCTTTAAAGCGTTTACTGCGGTGTAATCAACAAACTCTTTTAGAATGTTAGCATTTAAACCAATAACCGGTCCCATCTTAAACAAATAGTCGGCCCAGGCTTTTTCCTCACGAATAACATCCATATACAATTGGTATACTTCTTGTTCGCATTCACCTTTGATGGCGGCAAAGCGTGGATCTTCTTTAACAACTTGATTAATCAAGAAAGCTGTCCAGCCTTTGTGTAGTAATTCGTCTTGTAGAATCAAACTAATAATGTTGCCATTACCAATAAAGATTTTGTTTTCGACCATTGCTAAACTTGTGGCAAATGATACCATAAAGCGAAATGCTTCCAAGGCATAACTTGCGTGTAAGGCCATATAGATTGCTTTAATGTGTACTGTTTCTAATACTGTTTCTTTAGTAGGATCGGCAATTTCTTTAAGACAATTTAACCTATGTAAGTCATCATAATAATTACCAACACTACTTGCCATGTCTACAATTTCTTTTGTATCGTGGATAGTGTTGAATACGTCTTTAGGCACGTTGTAAATATTACGAATAATGTGACTATAACTACGGCTATGGATATTTGTTTCAAAGAATGTCCAATTATAAATTAATGATTCTAATTCTGGCAATGATACCACAGGCGCGAAAACTTGACTAGGGCCGCGGCCTTGTAAACTGTCCAATGCTGTTTGTCTTAACAAGTTGCTAGTAAAGATATGTTTAACTGCATCACTGGCTTCTTTAAAGTCGTTAGCATCTTTAGTTAAACTAATTTCTTCCGGTACCCAAAAGAAACCACGTGCCGTTGTTTCAAAGTCGGCAATCTTTTTATATTTTACTTCTTCAAATCGTTGAATAGTAACTGGACCTTCTGGATCCAAGAACATTTTACGATTTAAATAATCTGTTTTAGTGTTTAAGTTGTATTGTTGTTTACTCATTTGTAATTTCCTGAAGCAAGTACTATCTTGCAAATATGTTCTAGTCGTTCTATGTGCTCATAAGCACGCCACGGTGTTGTGTCAATAGCAACGACTCCGTGACCTTTAATACCTACTATATCAAAGGCAATGTTGCCGTTATTGTCTAATTGTAACATCTTATGGCACTGGTCTGCAAGCTCTTGACTAATCGGAGGCACATCTCCTACATTAGGTGCAACTCGAGTATATCGATTAAGTTCGGGGAAAGCATCACTGATAGTGCTGAGATCGATACCGGCATGCATTGCGGCAATACAATATGTTGGATGCACATGAACAACTACTCGAACATCATCTTTATGCTGACCCATTTCTTTTTGTAATCCAAAATGTAATGGTATTTCTCCGCTGGGTTTTAAATTGGCACTAATATCAGTGTAAGGAAGATCTCGCCAATTATAATTAAAGGCAGCACTTCCATAGCCGCTATGAATACTTCTATCAATGCTAATCTTTTTAAATTGATCGGGCTGTAAAGTTTGTTTCCGAACACCGCTAGGAGTAATGTAAAAGTGGTCACGATCGTGATGTCGAATGCTTACATTACCATCACGACTAGTAATCCAGTTACGCTTATAAGCGTCTACCATAATATCGCAAATTGTTTCTAACATTATAACTTACAGGCCTCACAGTCATCATCAAGTTCATCTTCTTGATTAAAATTCAAACTGATAACATTATCAGGTTGTTCTTCTACAGCTCTACTACCAGCTTTGTTAATCAAGCTATAATAGAAAGTCTTCAAACCCCAGTAATGACTTTGCATTAGGTTCTTGGCAATTAATGTTGTTGGAACTTTTCTATCAGCAAAGTGAGCAGGATTGTAAAACGTATTAGTACTGATACTTTGATCAACATAGGCAGCAATAACCGCCGCTGTTTTTAAATAGCCATCACAGTCTTTTTGTTCCCACATTAGTTGATATTTGTTTTTTAACTTGTGATATTCAGGAACAACTTGTGTAAATGATCCTGCTTTGCTTTCTTTAGTGCTAATCAAGCTCATAGGCATTTCAATACCGTTTGTACTATTAATGACAACCGAACTAGACTCCACTGGTGCAACTGCCATTTGTGTGGCATTACGAACACCGTGTTCTTTCATACTAGTACGCAATGATTCCCAATCTAATTCAGGAGCGAAGTTTGTTAATTCATTAACACCATTGGCACGTAATTCCCAAGGGAATGTTCCTTGTCCATAACGTGTTCTATCACTACCTTCACACTTGCCACGTTCTTTAGCAAGTTCAACACTAGCTTCAGTTAGGTAGTAGGCTTGGTGTTCCATCCACGTCTTGACTTCAGCCAAGCTGTCTCGTTCTCCGTATTTAAGGCTTCGTTTGGCGTGCCAGTAGGCAAGATTAGTGATTCCAATTCCAAGAGGTCTGATTTCATCGTTGGATAATTTAGATTGAATGGATAGAAAGTCTTGATAGTCAAGAATGTTATTGAGGCTACGATGCAATATGCGGCAAGCACGGCGCATATCTTCTGGGTTACGGAACGAACCCCAATTGATTGAGCCCAATGTGCAAAGAGCGATACGACCATCGCTGTCATCCAAACGTTTAAAGGATTTAGTAGGTAAAAGAATTTCACAGCAAAGATTACTCTGATAAATTGTGTGATACTCAGGATCGAATGGTCCTTGATTCATCACGTTGTCAACGAACACTAAGTAGATACGTCCTGTATCTGTGCGTTCTTTTAAAATGCCGCCTTTAAATACTTCTTCTGCAGACATTGTTTTCTTACGAAGACCTGGAGTGTTTTCATACTTAACATATAATTCTTCAAATAGTTTTGTATTAGAATAAAATGCTTGGTATAAGTCAGGTACTTCATTAGGATCAAAGAATGTTATTGATTCTTTGTTTTTGAATCGTCTCCAGAATAAAGCACTAAGCACAACCCCATAATCCATATGACGGACTCGGGTTTCCTCTGTTCCTTGATTGTTCTTGAGTACAATAAGGTCGTCAAACTGGTGATGCCAGATTGGATAAAAGATAGTAGCACTTGCATTGCGAATTCCTCCTTGTGAACATGAACGCAGGTCACCAAACCATTTCTTTAAAAATGGAATCATACCTGTGTGCATGATTTCGCCGCCCCTAATAGGGCTTCCTAAAGGACGTAGTCGCCCGATTTCTAAACCAATGCCGGCACGTTTGCTGGCATACTTGGCCATCATTTCACCACTGGCAAAAATACTATCCAAATCATCATCGCTACGGATAAGCACACAGCTACTAAACTGCTTAGTAGGAGTGCCAAGACCAGCAAGCACCGGCGTAGCCAAAGTAAATAATCCGTCTGATGCCGCATTGTAATATTCCTTAATATAACGCATACGAGCCGCATTAGGTTCTTCTTTGTGGAATACTGTTGCGGCAGCAACCATATATCTAATCTGAGGAGTCTCGTATGTTTCTTTTGTACTGCGATTCTTTACAAGATACTTTTCAATAAGTTGTTCAATGGCAGCATAGCTGTATTGCTCATCCTTTTCATGATCCAACATATCATTCATCTTGTTCCAGTCTTCTTCTGTGTACCAATCAAGAAGTTCACTAGTATAAAGACCGGTTGCTACATTCTTTTTAACAATGTCATAAAGGTGCGGCACTTCATAGCTACCATAGACATCTTTCCGTAGCATAGACAATCTTTGCTTGCCTGCTACGTATTGATAATTTGTGTGTCCGATATCGGGATTGGCTTCTACGTCAATAAGATTAACAATGGCTCTAAGTGTAATCTCGTCAATTTCTTTAGTAGTGATACCATCATAGAACTGTGGCTGGGCTTTGATCTCTACCATACTTTGACTTACATCTGCTATGCCTGCACATATCTTAGTAATTTGAGCCTGCCATTTTTCAATCATTAATTGTTCTTTTTCTCCACTGCGCTTAATAACAGTGATGGCTTTGGCTGATGATGTCATTCTATTTTGTTTCCTTGTTTGTTGGTTATTTTTATTTTTTAGTATTCTATTTAACTAAACATTGTAATAATTCTGTTATATTTTAATGTGTGTTAAATCACTTTTGGTAATCTTATTCAGTATTTCAAAGTCGCATTCTTCGATGTTTAAAACCTGACCAAGAGTATAATTTAGCACTGTCTTCTCATCAATAACTACTACTAGATGTACATCTTTTTCACTAAAATTATTTACTAACCATAGTTCTACATTGCTATTCTTAGTAGTCATCCATAAAGTGTAGGCTTGCCCTAGGGCAATAGCACTACGACAAAATTCACCTTTATTAATCATATCCCATGGACTAGGCCATGTTTCAGGTTTATACGGATCTATTGTTTTACGAACCCAGGGTGAGAATGTCCACCATGTGTTTACCGACTCGACTATATTTTCTACGGTCATATCTACAGCATTTTGTCTCAGCTCTCTCCAAGCCAATATTTTTTCTGTAGTAGTCTTATACCAAATGCTTAAATTGTTTTCCACTAGATGCTTATTTATAATACTGATCAAGACGTTGTGCCCATAAGTCACTGTAATGATCAAACTCATTGCCTTCAATTACAAAACTTTGTAGTTTAGCATCTCTGTCAATAATGTTAATTACTGCTTTTTTAATGTCTGTGCCATGTACTTCGTTATGTGCTAGAGCATAAGCGCAACATTGCAGAAAGTAATCTTCAATCCATTCTTTCTTTTTAGTCTTCTTAGTTGTCTTATGATCGATAATAGCAGGCGTTCCTTTATGAACTCCGATCATATCACTAGTACCAGCATATAGCCCAGGATAATATAATGCGGCTTCGATACCCCATACTTCGTCAATTTCACAAAACGCTTCATTGATCATAGTATCTGCCATAGCACGAGCCATGATTTGAACTTGATTATTTCCTTGCGGACGTTCTCGACCTAATACATGATATTCTAAATGTGTGTGCATTAGTGTACCTAGTCCCGCTGACTCTGTACTGATACGAGTTGCTTCGGCATCACCTACACGTTTACGCCATTCAATCAAAAATGTTTTATCTTTAGTACTGTCAAGAACTGTTGTGACGCTGGGAACTTTAGTACCATCAGGGCAAGCATAAAGACGCTTGCCTGTAGTTTCGTCACGATTGAGTTTTTTGTATTCGTAAATTGGATTTAATAGCATATACACTATTATACACT